TCTGCACGGCCGAGTGCTGGACGCTGACGCGAGCGGTAATCTGTGCGGTCACGGTGACCTCGGCTTTCTGGTTGGTTGGGGCGCCGGTCGGGGGTCGCCAGGCCGGGCAAGTCGGGCGGCCCTTCGGCGCGTTCAGGGGTCAGGCCGACAGCGGCTCGACGGCGCCGAGCGCGTTCTGCCGGCGCAGGTCCTCGGCGGTGAAGGTGATCCGGCCACCGTCGCGGTGGTGGAACACCTCGCGCCGGTAGCAGCGCTCCTTGAGGACGCGGACGCTGCGGTACGGCAGCAGCTGCAGTGCGACGACCTCTTCGGGCGTCCAGCGCCGGAATTCGGCGCCGTCCTGCTGCTGCGGGAGCGCGGTGGGGGTGCGCTTCTTCGTGGGGGCTATGCGCTTCGTGGCCTTGGCGGTCACGGCTTCGTCTCCTTGTGGATGATGAGTTCCTCCGGGACCTGGAGGGCTTCGGCAACCTTCCGGACCTGCTCAGAGCCGACGTCCCGAATCTGCTCACGTTCCAGGCGGGACAGGTATCCGCGATTCAGGCCAGTTTGAGCTTCCAGCTCAGGAAGGCTCATATCTCTGCCTTGTCGGATGCCTCTGATCATTGGTCCGTTGGGCTTCACACAGAGAATCTGAGCACACACTCACCACGAAGGCAAGCACTCTGCCTACATTCTGAGCACGATTGCTTGGCCTTTGGCATATGCCGCATGGCGCTGCATTGAGCCGTATGCAACCGATGGGGCGCAAAGTGCTGAATAATGCCCAGGTCACGCCGCGAAATCTGAGCTATCGGCATGCAACGAGGTGTGCCAAGATGTGGATTTATGGATGAGGCAACCCGTCGACTGGGCAGCGCGCTGCAAGCCGCGCGAGAGGGACGTCGGCCGAAGCTCACCCAGCCCGAGGCGGCTGAGCAGCTGGGCGTCAGCCGCACCACCGTGCAGAACATCGAGGCCGGGAAGTTCAGCAAGGTCAACTCCACGATCCGCGAGTACGCCCGGCTCCTCGAGTGGGACGAGCAGCGAATCGACCGGGAGCTGGCGGGCCAGACGCAAGAAGTGGTGGACCTGGACGAGGCCGCCGGCGCCGAGGGCTCGCCGGACCAGGGCGCAGCAGGCCTCGGCTTGTCCCCCGCTATCGAGTACGAGTTGCGCAGCTCGGAGACTCTCGACTCGACGGTGATCAACCTTGGGCCGGACGAGGACGACGGTCACGTCATCGTCGTCCTTCAGGGCCGCAAGGGCGCCACGCCGGAAGAGGTCGCTCGCATTGCCGCGCGGTACCGGAAGGCGAGGCGTGTCCTGCAAGGGCTTGCCGCCGAGCCGGACGACGATGTTGCAGACTCCTGATTGGTGCTCACGAGGTAGGTGCGGTTAAACCGTTCGTGTGGTTGCATGCACTTACCGTCACCGAGAGGGGGGCACCACTCGGCGGAACGGAGCATCACCATGCTCATGATTGAGGTGAAGCGGCACCCCCGGGACGAGGCGTACTTCGAGCCCTGGATCGAAGACTTCGAAGACGGCAGTGGATGCCGGTTTCACTTCCACTGGGACGACATCAGCGACGAGGGCGCGGACGTCTTCCGGGAAGTGTTTACCGAGCAGGCGAAGCGGTGGGGACCGCGGCCTGCTGAAGCGCCGCGCGGCCGGCGCATCCCGGTCACAATGGAGCGCAAGCCCGTCATGCCCTACGGCGTGGCGGTCGCGGTTAACGACACGGCGGAGTACATCGCCTACACGGTGCGCGCCGACCTCATCTCTGAGTGCGGCGCCCGGGTCATCACCCGTCGCCAGTCCGAGCGGTCACCCGACTGGGAGCGCAGGCCGGTCCAGTACCGAGCCCAGCTGCGGGCGGTGTAGAGCGGGGCGACGACGAGCAAGGAGGCCGCGTGGCATACGCGGAGAAGGTCTACAAGGTCCGCAACGGGGTGAAGACGAAGCAGTTCACCTGGCGGGTCAAGTACAGGGCCCCGGCCGGGCACATCCCGGAGGAGCTGTCCAAGTCCGGCTTCGCCACGAAGAAGTTGGCGGAGGACTGGGGGAACGAGCAGGAGCGGCTGATCCGGGAGGGGACCTGGATCGATCCCTCGAAGAGCACGGCGACGTTCGGCGAGTTCGCCCGCACGTTCATGGCGTCGCGGAAGAAGCGCGGGCGGACGACGGGCACGCGCTGGGACAAGCTGGAGAACCACATCCTGCCGCGCTGGGACGGCGTCCCGCTCCGGAAGATCAGCTGGTTCGACGTCGACACCTGGCAGCAGACGACGGACATCGAGGACGTCAGCCGCGGGCACTGCGTCAGCCTGATGTCGACCATCATGACCGCGGCCGTGGACGCCGGATACATCACGGTGAACCCGCTCTTCGGCCGGCGGCGGACGAAGGACACGTCCGGCGATGCGGCCAGGCCGAAGGCGCCGAAGATCCAGCGGGATGGCGGGCCGCGGCCGGAGGACGCCGTCCTCCTGGCGGAGCGCCTCGGGCCGGCGGTCGGTGTCCACGTGCTCACCACGGCCTTCGGGGGGCTGCGGTGGGGCGAGGGCCTCGGACTGCACCGGGACAACACGCTGCTGACCCGGCGCCAGCCGTGGGGGTCGGGTGAGTTCGTGTGCCCGATCCTGCGCATCAAGGAGGAGTACGCCGAGTACCAGGAGCGCGACGAGCACGGCAACAAGAAGGGCTACGTCCTCAAGCTGGAGCCGACGAAGAACGACGGCTCGACGCGCGACGTCGACGTACCGCCGTTCCTCGCGCTGCTGCTGCGATACCACCTCGATGACTGGCGGCATGAACGTATCTTCGCGACGCCATCGGGTACGCCGTGGCGGCGCGGGAACTGGTCGCGCACCTTCCGGCCCGCAGCGGACGGGCGCGAGGAGCGCGAGAAGCGGCGAGGGGTGGCGTACCGGGCGGCGTGGGAACCGATCCTGCCGGGCCTCGACATGCGGGCCCTGCGCGCGCTGCACGACACGCTGCAGTCGGAGCTCGGCGTGAAGGAGCCGCTCGCCTTCGAGGCGGCCGGCCACCGGCGCCCCGGCATCAAGCGGCACTACCAGAAGCCGACCCCGGCGATGCGCGCCGAGCGGCTCGAGGGACTGGAGGAGACTTTCTGGCGGGCCATGCGTAACGTGGGTCTCAGCACGTTGTGGGGTCGAGTCGACCTCCAGAAGCGGTCGGTGGAGTCGACCTCCTAAATTCCTCCTAAACGATCACTCGCCGTGCAACCGCAGCCTTCACCATCAGCACGTATCCCGGATTGAAGCGCCATTCTCCTAAAGCGGGTGTCGCAGGTTCGAATCCTGCCGGGGGCACAGCGTTGATCAGGGCTAAGGCCCCGGAACTCCCAGGTCAGGGAGGGTCCGGGGCCTTTCTCATGTCCGCCAGACCCGCTCTGCCTACATGCTCACTACGCCCTGGATACACGCTTACTACGTGACCCGACCTCCTAAATTCCTCCTAAACGATCACGCCGAACACCCAGGTCACGGCAGGGATGAGCAACCCCCGCGCTCCCGTAGGAGGCGGGGGTTGCCCGGTGTGCCGGGGTCACCGAGAGGGGGGCCCCAATGTCAGTGACACCCGGCACGATCAGGGGTGATGCGTGTCTATTCCAGTAACCCGACCTCAGGTCTATCAGTCCAGGTCAGCGCGCAGAATCACCCATTCGTGTGAACGTGCGTTCGATTACTCGACAATACCTGTAGCCCTGCGGCATATGCCAGGGCGCCGCAGGGCTGCCCGGTATGGACTCGCGCCCGGTCACCCGAAAAGGCTTCCACCTGCTCCACGTCACACGGCGGCCCGTCCGTCGCTCCACGTCAAGATCACAAAAGGCCGGTTGTCACCAGGCTGACTTGCGATCGTGTCGATCAGAGCGTTTGTCGGGTGCCCCGCGACCTACCCCACGATGACGACTGGCTCCTACGCGAACGACGCCGCATCGGCAGGCGCATCAGGGACGCACGCATAGACCACGACCTCACTCAGGAGCGCGTGTTCCTCGCCGTCCCGCTCAACCGGGCGTTCTATCAGGAGATCGAGGCGGGGCAGGCTAACCCGACGTTGGAGACGCTGCTGCGTATCGCTCGCGTGATCGGCGTACCCATCTCTGACCTCCTCAGGTAAGCGCTGTAGAGCCTGTAGTGAACACTGCGTACCGTGGGTAAGGGAACGCTTACTGTGCATATATCTGCACTGCTCACACACATCACACCCACATTCGCCACCCTGTGAAGCAACCCGCCGCCGGCGCCAGCGGAGCGACCGGCGGCGGGTCCGCAGCCACCTTGCACGGGGGTGGACAAGGCAGCCGCGCCTTCATCCCGGCACCGACCCGATCGGCGTGCAGGCCGGTGCCGGGGGCCTAGTCGTACTCCGCGCCACCGCGGTTGTAGTAGTCCTTGTGCCGCGTCCCGGGGTAATGGCCAGGCAACCGGGTGCAGTGGGCACCGCCGCTCGGGTGCTCCACCCAGCAGTAGCCGCCCGCCCGGCCCGCCGATCCCGCAGCCCTGCGCTCGCGCTCGGCCTGGGATGTGGTGTCGCTCTTCACGCTGTACCTCCAGACGTCGCGGGCCGCGAACGCTCCGAGCGACGGGGCCTCTGCGGGCAGCGGGGGCCACACTCGAACACCTCGACGTCCAAGACGTGCGCCCCATCGCGACCGCGGGCTATGCCTGCAGATCGGGCGGCTATGTAGCGGAGGGATGTTCCGCACCAACAGCACGCCCACCCGTCGTGCTGCGCCCGGTTCAACTCCGTCACGGGCGGCGGCTTCGGCTTCCAGGTCATGGCCGGCTGGCGAGAGGGGTGTTGGTCCCGGCCGAGGGGTGCGTAGTCTCGTGCATGTCGACTCCAGTCAGTCGGCCAGCCCCGGACCGTTCGCGCGGTTGCGGGGCCTTCACATGCAGTGACCATACCGCGCCTTACCGCACCTTGCCGAGGGTTCCCGCGGTCGCGCGGCATGGCGCGGCTGCCTACGTTCGGGCCCATGAGCGCTGATCTTGATCGGACGCGGGCCGTGTGGCGGCAGGTGGCGCAGATCGTCATCAGCCGTATCAAGGACGGCACCTACCCGCCCGGATCACGGGTGCCATCAACGCTGGAGCTCGCGACTGAGCTGGGCATCGCATCTTCGACGAGCCAGAAGGCCCTCGCCCATCTGCGCCGTGAGGGCTGGCTGAGGGGCGAGACGGGCATCGGGACATTCGTCGTCGACAGGCCGCCCATCGAGTGATCCCGGACATGACGAAACGCCCCCTCCCAAAGGAGGGGGCGCTGTCACGCGTACTGGCGGCGCTGCGGGTCGAGGCCCGCGGACAGCAGGCCGCCGCTGTTGCCGTTGCCGGGCTGGTCGGGTTGCGTGGAGCCGTCCTTGCGGCAGACCAGCGCATCCGGATCCCAGGTGGGGGCCTCGAGGTGGTAGCCGTCCGGGCACGTCTGCCCATCCCGGCCGTCCTCGCCCGCCGGACCAGGCTCGCCCTGCGGACCAGCAGGCCCCGGCTCGCCCTGAGGCCCTGCCGGCCCCGTCGGTCCGACAGCGCCCGGCTCGCCAGTGGCACCCGGGCTGCCGTCGGCACCGGCCTTCCCGGGCGAGCCGGACGGGCCCGGACTCCCAGCGGGACCAGGCGGACCAGGAATCGGCACCGGCACCTCCGCCCTAGCGGGGAGATCCTCCACGGCCTTTGTCGGGTCCGGCGCCACCGGCGTATCTCCCGCCGCCTCCACCTGCGCCCGCAGCGCGCGCACGTCACCCGCCAGCGTCGACACCGCGTCCCCCCTCAGGTCGGCCTCGTGCGCCAGCTCGCCGTACAGGCGGTCCCGTTCCACGACGAGCCAGCCCACCGCCAGCACGCCGCCCACGAACAGCAGCACAGCCAGCGCCCACAGCGCCCGGGCCCGACGCGCCGCACGCCGCTGCTGCACCCGCGTCACGGTGTGCCCCCCAACTGTTGCACCATCAGCCGCAGACGGGCCGTCTCCGCTTTCTCCGCGGCCAGCTCGGCGCGCACCGTTGCCAGCTCGGTGCGTAGTTCCTTGCGCTCCTCCTGGAGCTCATTGGTCAGGCTGCTGAATCCCGTCACCGCGTTGCCCTCCTGGGCCGTTCGGTTCGCGCCCCGACCGGTGAACATGGCCGCCGCCGCAGACCCGGCCCCCGCGATCAGAGCAGCAAGGGCCGTGACCATGGCGGCGTCCATACCACCTCCCGTGCGCGTACCGAGGGCAGGATCAGACGCCCGAGGCCGTCGAGGCGGAGTTCCGTAGGCCCACCCAGCGGGCACCGAGGCCCTTCACCAGCGACACCACCGCGGCAACGCCGCCCGTACCGGCGGCCTGCCAGAAGTTCGCGTGGAACATGTCGGCAGGGCCAGCCGCGACGACGACAGCGGCAGTGCCGCCGAGGAACGACCAGATGACTCTCTCGGCGAGGTCACGGCCGTAGGTCTTGGCGGTCTTCACGACGGTGTTCACGTCGGGCAAGGAAGCGTTGGACATGGTCTGGTCCTCTCAGTTGGTGAGCGCGTCGCCGAGCTCGGCGAGCGCGGCCCGGGCGCCGGCCTCGGCGGCGGCGGTGACTTCGGCCGCGTCGAGGCCGCCCCCGGCGGCGAGTGCCTGCACTGCGGCGGTGAGCGCGGCGAGGCGGGCGATCAGGTCGGCGTGGTGCTGGTCGCCCCACCGCAGGAACGTCCCGGCGGTGCGCAGCGGGCTCGCGCCTGCCGGGGCGGTCGGCGATGCGAGCGGCTTCGCCCACACGGCATCGGCCACCTTCTGTACGTCGGCGTCGGTCAGGGCCATGTCGTCCTCCTCGGGGGCGGGTTGGCCGGTGGCGCGGGCGACGATGCCCGGGAACACGACCTGCTTGAACTGGGCGACGCGGGCGTCTCCAGGGCATTCGGTGCCGCCCTTGGACCACTCGGGATAGAGCCGGTGGTAGCCGTAGCCGGGGTCGTCGTGGGCGCGGCAGATCCGCAGGGGGATGCCGTGCTGCTGGTGCAGCCACACGCCAAGCCGGATCAGCGCCTCGATCTGCTCCGGGGTCCACGGGTCGGTGTGGTGCAGGTTGGACGCGGTCTCGATTGACACTGCGCCGCTGCCGTCGGGCCGTAGGTTCGCGAGGTAGTTGGCGTCGGCCCGTGTCTGTGTGCCGATGAACTGGCCGAGGCTGCCGTCGTAGTCGAGGCCGAAGTGCGACTCGAGGTTGGTGCTGTCGCGCCAGTACTCGTAGATGCGCTTCTCGTCCCACGGGGCGGCGATGCTGTGCATGATGAACTGCGTCGGCCGGATCGCGGGTTGGGCGTCCGACTCGGGCTGCAGCTCCATCTTCTTGGCGCCCGGGTACCAGGCCATGCGAGCCCCCTTCTGGGCGGTACAGGTCAGCTGCAGGGGTAGCTGACGGGTGGTATCCAGCGATGCCCGTCGCCGGGGCTGCCGGTGGTGGGCGCGTAGGACAGCGGCGACAGCAGCACGTCGGCGTTGGTCTCGTTGCGGGTGCCCTGCCACATGTCTGCGCCCTGGTAGGGGATGCCGTTCACGACGCTGACGGTGCGGGCCTGGCCGCCGCAGCCGAGGCTCATGTCGCGGCGGCCCCCAGGCGGTGCGGACCAGCCCACGTTGCCGGGCGCGGCCCACGGGCCGGTCAGGGACGGCGCGGTCGCGTATCCGCTGGGCGTGCCGGCGCAGTAGCCGCACCGCTCGGAGTACGTCATCACCCACGTGCCGGTCGCGGTGTCCTGCCAGGCGCCGACGCCCTCGACACCAGAGAGGCCGGCCAGGGCGGTCGACCCTTGTCCGGTGCCGTTCGCCCAGTTCCAGTCCAAGCGCTCGACAGCGAGCGTGCCGCCGTAGCTACAGATGATCGCCGCACCGGTGCCGCCCTCGGGGACGATGGCAAAGTCCCCGTTCTCGCCCGCGCACTGGGTGAGCCGCGGCTTGTACGTGGACCCGTGCGGGCCGCCCGCACCCGCGCCACACGGGCCCGCGGGCCCGTTGCAGCCCATCAGCCAGTAGGCGTGCGTGGACGTCGAGGTGCGGGAGTCCGGCATGTTGAACCAGAGGATCCACACGCCGTCGTGCCGCTTCACCAGGCGGGGGTTGAAGCACCCGTGCCCGTTGATCTCCCCACACTCGCTCGCGAAGGTGCGACCGCTGTACGGGTCCACCTCGGTCGGCGGAAACAGAAGGTCAGGCGTCGACCACGGGCCCTCCAACGTCGGTGCGGTGCTCACGCCGAAACCACACCAGGGCGATGCGACGTACCACTGGTACCCGCACGCGTACTGCGTGCCGATCAGGTAGTAGACGCCGCCATCCTCGTACACCATGCCGTCGTGCAGGTCGACACCATCGATGACGACCGGCGCAGGCACAGACACACTCTCAGGGACAGCCGGACCACCGGCGCCCAGCAGCGCGGCCGCGGCGAGGACGAGAGCAGCCAGGGCAGCACGGACGCGACCCACAAGGCCTCCAGACATGGGAAAAGCCCCGACCAGCGGGGCGAACAGGGGCGGGGGGGTCAGGAGGTGCGGCGCAGGTGCAGCCAGGAGCCAGCCTTGACGATCGTGGCCGTGCCGTTGCTGGCGACCTGCGCCCACTGCAACGCGAAATTCCCCGC